TTCCGGGCAATATCTCCCCGATGACCACTAGCACGGTCCTAGCCGGTCCCTGCACGGGCCAACCTGAGCAGGATTGATAGGAGTATGGACAATATGAAACCGCCCCGTAAGGGGGCTACTGAGCCTCGCCTACATAGTCCCTACATCGAGGGCAAAAATCGCGGCGACGAGGTAGCGCAGCTTGCAGACTCGATCGGCCTGCCGCTTTTACCATGGCAAGATTTTGTAATCCGTGACATGACCGCAATAGATGAAAGCGGCATGTTTATACGTAAGACAAATCTCGTTTTATGCGCCCGGCAACAGGGTAAAACTCACCTCGCGCGTATGATGATGCTCGCGCACCTCTATTTATTCGACTCTAAAAATGTAATTATTATGAGCTCTAATAGATCGATGGCTTTAGACACCTTTAGGCAAGTGGCCTACGCAATCGAGGCTAACGACGGGCTAAGCAAAGCCGTTAAACAGATCCGGTTTGCTAACGGCACGGAGTCCATAGAATTAAAATCCGGCGCAAGGCTCGACGTAGTCGCAGCTACTCGCGACGGTAGCCGTGGCCGTACGGCAGACCTGCTCTACATCGATGAGGTACGAGAGATTTCCGAGGAGGGTTTTAGAGCTGCAACGCCTACGACTCGTGCCCGGGCCAATGCTCAAACCTTGCTTACCTCAAATGCCGGTGATGCTTTTAGCACGGTGCTTAATGACCTACGCGAGAGGGCTTTAAGTTTTCCGCCTAAGACCTTCGGCTATTACGAGTACTCAGCCCCTCAGTTTGCAGCTATTACCGATCGCGATGCGTGGGCTATGGCAAACCCGGCGCTCGGCTACACCGTTACCGAGGATGCCCTTGAGGAAGCGGTAGCTACTCAGCCGGTGGAAACTACAAAGACCGAGCTCTTATGCCAATGGATCTCGAGCACTCAAAGCCCGTGGCCTCATATGTCGGTCGAAAATGCAGGCGACAAGGATCTAAAAATGTCACCGGGACCCCTTACTATTTTTGCCTTTGACGTGGCACCGAGCAGGCGCGACGGCTCTCTAGTTATGGGTCAGATATTGCCGGATGGTCGTATCGGTGTTGCCGTGCTCGAGATCTTTCATAGTGACGTATCTATCGATGAGCTCTTTATGGCCGACCATATTGCGAAATGGTGTAAGGACTTTTACCCTCGGACCGTTTGCTACGACAAGTACACAACGGCCTCAATAGCCAAACGCCTCGAGATTAACGGCGTACACATCACCGACATATCCGGGCAAAAGGGGTATCAAGCCTCCGGAGATTTACACGAGGCACTAGCTAATAACCGATTAGTACATAGCGGCCAAGATGAGCTAGTGAGTCATATGGCTAATTGCGCAGCTAAAGAGTCCGATGCCTCGTGGCGTATCGTCCGGAGAAAATCGGCCGGGCCCGTAGATATTGCTATCGGCTTAAGTATGATCGTGCATATCCTTAATCAGCCAATGGGCGAGGCCAAGGTATACATTTAAGACACGCCGCCTAATACCTGATTTTATCCTTGACATTTTGAGAAAATCCCTTCTATGGGATTACTCCAAACTCTAGGGCTTAAGAGCTCCGATAAACCTCAGGTAGAGGCTCAGTATGCACCTGCCGTAATGGATACTACTTACGGTTATGGATCTTTTAATACGGGTAATTTTGGATATAACGGCGTAGGTATTGATCGTAATTTTGCGCTGCAAGTTTCGAGCGTTGCACGATGCCGTAATTTAATTGCCGGAGTTATTAGCTCTATTGATTTATCTCTATACAAAAAATCTACCGGTGAAAAGTTAGGCTCCCCTGTTTGGTTAGAGCAGCCGGATATTCGACAACCTCGAAGCGTTACTATTGCTGCAACCGTTGATAGTTTAATTTTTTATTCTGTTGCATATTGGCGCGTTACATCTTTGTACGCCGATGATGGCAGACCGTCCGGCTTTGAGTGGGTCGCTAATAATCGCGTTACGTATACGACTAATCAATACGGTACAGAGATCCAAGATTATTTTGTAGACGGTAATAAAGTACCTATGGGCGGTATTGGATCTCTACTTACTTTTCAATCGTTACTACCTGGTGTATTGCAGAGCGCTAGTACAACTATTAAAGCTGCATACGATGTACAACGTGCGGCGGCTATTAGTGCAGCTACACCAATGCCTACAGGTATCTTAAAAAATAACGGAGCAGATTTACCGGAGTCTCAGATACAAGGACTATTAGCAGCTTTTAAGAGCGCTAGACAAAATCGCAGCACCGCATATTTAACGAGCACTCTCGAGTATGTACCTACATCTTTCTCACCTAAGGACATGGCATACGCTGAATTTTCTCAGTACCTTGCTACCGAGATCAGTCGCGCGATGAACGTACCGGCCTACCTAATTAGCGCGGACATGAATAACTCCATGACGTACCAAAATATTTTAGACGGTCGTAAAGAATTCGTCGCGTACTCGTTGCAGCCTTACATATCAGCTATTGAGGATCGCCTCAGCATGAACGACGTAACAAACGGAGCCAATCAAGTACGTTTCGCCGTCGATGATACTTTCTTACGAGTTGATGCTAAGGATCGTTTAGACATTATCGAAAAAATGTTAAACCTAGATTTAATTGATGTAGAGCAAGCACGACAAATGGAGCAACTAACACCGCTAGGAGATACAAGTGCTACTAACGTTTAGCCAAGAGATACAGGCAGCCGATACAGAGCGCCGGATGATATCCGGACTCGTTGCACCTTATGGCGAGGTCGGTTTTACAAGTGCAGGTCCGGTTATGTTTGAGCGCGGCTCAATTACATACGCTGAGGCATCAAATATTAAATTACTTATGCAGCATCAAGCCGATAAGCCGGTAGGTCGCGCGATTAGCTTTAGCGACTCAACAGAGGGCGTATACGGATCCTTTAAGTTATCGAGCAGCACTCGAGGACAAGATGCGCTCGTATTAGCTCAGGAAAACCTAGTAAGCGGCTTATCCGTAGGGGTCGATGTTACGGCCTCTAAGCCAATGGGTGACTACCTGTTAGTAACGGCGGCGGTCCTCAAAGAGGTAAGCCTCGTAGAGAGTGCGGCCTTTTCTAGCGCCTCCGTAACTGATATTGCAGCGGCTCGGGCCGAGCTCATCGCTGCGACTAGCACAAAAGAAAAAGTAACAACGATCAATACGACAATCGTAGAGACCGAAACAGAAACCGAAAGCGAGGAAGCTGTGACTACAGCCCCAGAAAATACACCGGAGGAAACTCCGGTAGATGCACCGGCCGAGGCTGAAAAAGTCGAAGCCGCTCGTAAGATCATCCGACCATCCGTACTAGACTCTCAGCGAGTACGTACACCTATTACATCAATGGGCGCTTACACAGAGCACAAAATTAAGGCAGCTCTAGGTAACGATGACTCAAAGCTTTATGTAACCGCAGCCGATGATAGCTTCGCTACTAACCCTGCATTTTCACCTACTCAGTACTTAGCAGAATTTCCTACTAACACTCGCTTCGGTACACCTGCTATCGATGCTTGCTCACGTGGAGTATTGCCTACTAACGGTATGACAATCAACGTACCTTCACTCGTTACCTCAGCCGGCGGCGGTACAGGCGTAGCACCTGTAGTAACAGTTGAGGCAGAAGCCGGAGCGGTACAAAATACCGGGATGGAGACGGCTTACCTAACAGGTACCGTATCTAAGTACGCAGGTATGAATACGATCTCTGTAGAATTGCTAGAGCGCTCAGATCCTAACTTCTATGCAGAGCTTACAAATCAGCTACAAAATGCGTACCTAAAGACTCTTGATACAACAGTATTAGCAGCTCTTATCGCAGCTGGTCAGTACAGCTCAGGATGCGATGCAGACTCAGCAGGTATTATCGAGTTTGCCTCAGACTCAGCTCGTAAGGTTTACGAAGCTACAGGTTATTTTGCTAATAACTACATCGCCAATGGATCACAATGGCAGCTACTAATGGGCGCTACAGATACTACCGGGCGACCAATCTACTCAGCCTCTCAGCCAATGAACGCAGGCGGTCTAGTGCAGCCGGGATCTATTCGAGGCAACGTACTCGGACTCGATCTCTATGTAGATAAAAACTTTACCGCTACTACAACGATCGACGACTCAGCCGTAATCCTTGCACCTGAGGCATTTACGGTTTATCAATCACCTACGGCGTATATGTCAGTAAACGTAGTATCAAACCTACAAGTGCAAGTAGCTATTTACGGCTACATGGCAACTATCGCAAAAATGCCTAAGGGTATTGTTAAGTTTAACCTTAACTAAATAAACCACTAATAGTCGGTAGGGCTCTTAGCCCTTTGAGCCCTACCGGCCCTAGTAAGTAAGGAGACTAAGATGCCTGCCACGTACGTAACCGAAGCCGAGCTACGCGCTAACCTCGGCATCGAAAACCTTTACTCGTCGGATATCGTCGAGACCTGTTGCCAAGCTGCGCAGGATTTACTCAATCAGTTTTTATGGTTTGACTCAGCACCGGTCGTAGGTACCGCGTTACAAAATAACGTAGCTACCGTAATGATCGCTAACCCTGCAATATTTAGCACCGGGGACTCAATAACCTTGAGTGGGTGCGGCTCAACTTATAACGGTACTTATACAGTTACCGGCACGATCCCATGGACGGCCGGCACGACTACTCAATTTCCATCCATAGCATTTAATAACATGGCTTTTAATTGGCCAAACGGTTATAGCTTTATACAGTTTGCTAAGACCGCAGCTAACGCTAATTTTACGCGAGTACTCCCCTACGGCTCAGCCGTGGGCACCGATACAAAAACAAATAGTTACGCGACTACTCCGGCCATACGCGAGGCCGCAATGATTTTGGCCGTAGACATTTTTCAGGCCCGGCAGGTTAGCCAAACCGGCGGCGTATCCATCGATGGTTTTAGCCCTAGCCCTTACCGCATGGGTAATAGCATGATCGGTAAAATTCGCGGACTCATAGCCGGATACACAAACCCTAATGCGATGGTCGGATAATGCCGGCCCCGATTACTACCTTACGTGCCTCACTAGCTGCGGCCCTTGCTAATGCTAACGTTTGGAATACCTATAGTTTTCCGCCTGCAACTATCACGGCTAATAGCGTAATCGTTAGCCCGGCAGATCCCTATATAACACCGACCAATAACGACTACGCCAATATTTCGCCGATGGCATCCTTTAGAATTATCTGCACGGTGCCGCTCTACGATAACCAAGGCAACCTACAAGGTATCGAGTCCTTGGTTTGCGCCGTATTCCAAAAGTTAGCAGCCTCGCCTATCGTTATGAATATTGGGGCCGTAAGTGCTCCGAGCGTACTCAGCGTACAAAGCGGCGATTTACTAACGACCGACATCACTATCTCAATACTAACCGAGTGGAGTTAAGCATGAGCCTAACCGATGAAGATATCGCCTTTCTTATTAAGATAGGGCAGATCACCGAAGCACCAAAAAAAGAAACAAAAACACATACACCTACTACAGAGAAAAGCGAGGAATAGGCGATGGCCGTATTTCTATCAAACGGAGTGGTCGTAACGCTAAATTCGATCGCACTCTCCGACCATGTTACAAGCGCGACAATTAACCGCGTATTTGAGGAGCTCGAAGTTACAGCTATGGGCGACTCATCTCGTAAGTTTACGAAAGGCCTTGAGACTTCTACGATCTCTCTAGACTTTTTAAGCGATACCGCAGCAGCTAACGTAAACGCAACGCTACAAGCTGCATGGGGTACGACCGTACCTATCACGCTTAAGCAAACTAGCGCAACTACGTCAGCTACTAACCCTCAGTACGCAACTACCATCCTGGTAAATAACACGACAGATATTAACGGCGCCGTCGGAGATATCGGTACTCAGAGCATCACTTTTACGTGTAACTCTCCAATCGTAATTACTACCGCACCATAACAAACTAACAAAGGGGCAAAAAATGGCACGACTCAAAATAACAAGGGCTACGGGCGAGGTAACAGAGCATCAAATCTCGCCGCGAATTGAGTACGCCTTTGAGTTATATGCAAAAAAAGGTTTTCATAAAGCCTTTAGAGATGACGAGAAACAAAGCGACGTATATTGGTTAGCGTGGGAGTGCTTACGTACATCCGGCGAAACCGTAGCGATGTTTGGGGCAGAGTTTTTAGATACCTTGGCAAAAGTCGAGGTACTAGACGACTTACCTTTAGCTTAGGGCGCGGCACTTTAACTCATTTGGTAGCGCAACTATCAATACGGTTAGGGGTCGCGCCTCAAGCGATACTCGATTTAGATGCCGAGATGTTTAAGATGTTAGTAAAAGTATTAAACGAGCAAGCGGAGGAGGCTAATAAAAATGCCGGTAGCTATAAAAGGCGTACGCGAAACCGTTAAAGCTCTCCGTAGGCTTGATCCTGAAATGCTTAAAGAGATGAACGCCGAGGTACGT